TCTTTTTTAAAAGAAAGAAAAAATTATTTCAATATATTCTTTGCGAAGAATATCATTTACCCATAATTACTAAAATAAAAACAATTTATATTTAAAAATACATATCCAATTTAACTCCAATAATATATAATTAATATACTTAAACTATACACTATGTCAATCGAAAGCAATTCCATTAATTACCTAAGTAACATTGAATTAATGGCGGAATTGTCCGTTTTGTACGATGAATTTGCTAATAACGCAAATGTGTACGATTATTCACATGAAGAAGAATTATTGAATGACGAAATTGATGAATATGAAAATAAAAAAAATAATAAAAACAATGAAAAAAAATATAATAATTTATATAAAAACACAAAAAAAATAGAAAATAACAAACAAAAAAAAAAATATTCGTTCAAACTTCCAGGAAACTCCTCCTGTCAATTTGTGGCTATAGAGGATATAGAAACAAAAGATGTAAAGAGTCGTGCAGACTCTAAAGTTAATGCGAAGTTTGAAATGAACGACGAAATGTCTATTTCATTTCCCGAAACATCATATTATGCTATATATGGCCGTGAGAACGGTAAATATTATGAAGCGAAAGCTTTGTTCCAAGGAACTAACAACTTTAATATTAATATTGCACCTAATTCTAAAGTATATGCTTCGACTAAGGAAGAAATCAGACGCATTAAAAATAAGATAAAGCGAATTCGCTCCAAAACAGTAAATTCCCCTATTGAGTATCAAAACACGAAAATATATGTTAATAATATCCTATATGAATTTGATGTATATAGTGACTTAGAAGATGAATTTTTAGCCACTCGCGTCACTCCTCAAATGAATAATGGTGAATTTGAATCGTTAGCTACCAAGATTCAGAACCACCCGAAAATTACACTAAGTCAGAAAGAAACTCTTACTGAGATATTAAATCAACTCAAACAAGATGAGCCGACCGAATCACCTGGATTTATAAAGAAAGTGATGTCGAACATGTTCCCGAAAACAGATAATGCTGTATCTTCATTTATGAGCGATACCAAAGAAACAATAATGAGTACATTACAACACATCACCGAAGGAATTGCTGATGCTCAATCAACTATCAGTAATTCATTAATCAAGGTTCTAATAATAGCTATACTTATAGTAGCACTAAGAGATCATAAGAAAACGTTGTGTACTCTGCTGATTCCCTTAATCATTAATTTATTAGCACCCCAGCAAGTAAATTTTTGCTTGGCTTGGATTAAGAGTATTGGTCAAGATTTCGTTAATTTAATTAAAGGATACTTGGATTGGAGAAAAGTTGATCTTACGATTGACGTCCAAGCCAATCTCGCTAGTTGGATAGATTTAATTCCAGGTATATTCTTTGGTAAGAGAATCTATGAAGAATATGAGAGTGGCAGACTAACTGCTATGTTTTCCAATAATATTGCTAACTCTAAGCAAGGACTCAACGATCTTGTTCAGTTTTTTTTTAACATCATCCAACATGTGATGGATTCCGTAGGTTGTACGAAACTGCTTACAACCTACGGGATGGGAATATTCACTGACGATGGAATATTTAACAATTACGCTGATAGAGTCAGAGAGTTTGATGAACGAGTTGCAAGTGGTGAACTAAAAATGGCTCGCGAAAATTACGAAACACTTATGTCTTTACTCAAGGAGGGAAGAGAGTTGCAAATCACTGTTCAGAGAAACAAGAATGGTTCTCTGATAACTTCGTGTATCAATCACTTAGTAAGAGGCTTAGAAAACCTTCAAAAGCAATTCCGAAACTCTGGATTTGCCAACATAGGATTGCGCCAAGAACCCGTAGGTATACTACTTAGAGGCGCACCCGGAGTCTTTAAGACGCAGGCGGTACAGCATATGTGCCGTGCTCTATGCGCTCAAACCTTGGAAGGTAAAGATTTACTAGCGTTTAAGTCATCTCCAGACGCTTTTGTTTTCAATCGTCAAATTGAAACAGAGTACTGGGAGGGTTATAATTCCACTAAGCATATCACTATCATAGATGATTTTGGCCAATTTAGAGAAACGACAGGTTCAACCACGAGCGAAAGTATGGAGATGATTAGGATGATTAACGAGAATCCTGCATCCCTTCATATGGCCTCAATGGAAAGCAAAGCCAACACTACTTTTTCATCAAAATTTGTACTCGCAACTACTAACGCCGTTATAATAAGTCCTAATACCATTATAGATAAGAAAGCCTTATTAAGAAGATTTAATTATGTATATACCGTGGTACCCGTCAAAGATTTGAGATTAAATGACGAAACAGAGCCTATGTTAATGAAAATAGACAAGACTAAGTTACCTACAGGATCAGAAGGGATAACATCTTCCAAACCTCAACAAATATTAGAATTTCTACAATATGATTTGGAGACTAATTCCTATACTGGAAAAGTGCTCACCTTCAACGAAGTTGTTAGAGAGATTGTAAAAGGATATAGGTTTCGTGAATTATGTTATAAACAGAAAATGTTTGAACTCAAAGGTACTAGCGATGAATGGTTACCAACGGACGACAAACCGATAGTACAATCTCAAATCGGTCAAGAATCTGATACTAAATTAAATGTAAGTTTAATCCAAGGTGAGATATCACATGCCAAAGCTACAACCGAATGTTCAAAAGAGAATGTTTTCCATAATATTCATAAATCTAAAGTTACCTTAAATAAGGAAAATTTAACCACTTTTGATAAATACAGTTCTCATGCCATACAAAAGAGAGACATAAAAGAAGCTCATTTGAGACAGATATTTAGAAATTACAATGTGGAGAAAGATAAAACTGATTTCTTATTCAACCTTTCAGATTACGATTTCTTCTTCTTTCTCGAAATCCTATATTATGGTATTGATCATATTCACATGAAATATAATGTACCTACTAATAAAATATTAACTGATTTATTCAAATACAAGTCAGATACTTTACAAAAACAACTAAGGTCTATTGTAGATGAATTAGAGATGGATGAGAATAATGAAATTATCATGGAACTCTGGGAAGACGTTAGTTCGGAAAATACGTATCTCACGCGTGCTATTTTCCATACAAAAACAAGTTGGATGAGATTTAAAGAGAAGTTCCAATCAGGACTCAAGAAGATGAAAGAATGGATTAATTCCATGACTATCTTCAAATTTGCTAAGGTTTTAGCTAAATACAGTCTTATCTTAGTTATCATTACAGCTTGTATTAACTTGTATAATAGATTTACAGGTGATAAGAAGAATGAATTCGAGTCTGGAAATGGGAGAAAACCTTCCAAACCTAAGACTGCACGTCGGAACTTCATAAGAAACGTACCTCAAATATCCCTAACAACCGATGTCCAATGCCAAGACATCATTAAGAAAGTGCTCAAATCCAATGCTTGTGAACTGAGATTCAAGAGAAGTGAAGAGATGCCATATTCTCGTTCCGGTCAAGGTCTTTTCATCACTAATAATTTCATGTTAGTACCCCACCATTTCATAGACTTCTATCTTGAAGTATTGGAAGAAGGCGATCATGATGCATTGATAGAATTAGTGCCGTCTTACAACGAAAGTTGCAAGATATCTACAGTTACTATGTTGTTAAGAGATTTCTTAGGTGTCACAATAGAAAATGGAAAGTTATCTTCTCCAGCCAATGCAAACCAAACCCCTACATTATTGAATACCGATTTGGCTGTAATTGAAGTGCCACGTGTTGCTCCCAAAGCTAACATTCTCAAGTACTTCGCAGAACAAGCATACGTAGAAAGTCTTAAGTCCAGACTCACTGTGTGGCTCGGTCAAAACGCTAAATCAGTCGAGTTGACTCAAGCAGCAGGTAGGAAAAGATGTGAGGTTGTAGTAGATAGTAAGAACTACGAATCATTTGCACTACCTACTACTATAGAGTATAATATAGCCACAAAAGTGGGGGATTGCGGAGCCATTCTAGGAATAGCTGATGTGTCCAATCCCACCCGTAAGATATGCGGGATGCACGTAGCAGGGAATAGTTCCTTTGGAATCGGATACTCAGCCATCATCACTTACGAAGACTTGGTAGAATTCTTTGAGCATATTAAGAGAACTGAAGAACTTAAATCTGATCTTGGCGTGAATACTTCTGAGATACAGTGCGATGATGGTAAATTGCTTAATTCTTTAAGGGTTGTGGAAGCAGGTGCGCCCCCTGTTACTTACCCATTCAAGACCAAGATCATAGAATCTCCCGCGTATGATAAATTACTACCCAGTAACATGAGACCTGCTAAGGTCATTTTACCCAATGAAGAGATTTCAGAATCTAATCCATGGTTCAACAGTTATCAGACATATAACATGAATCCCATATATGGCGACTCTCAGAAAATAAAAAGAGCTGCCCATCAATATAAGGATATGTTATTCAGTAATTCACATATTTATGTTGAACCAAGGATCTACACTTATGAAGAAGCGGTTATTGGTATACCAGGAACCGAATACGGATCTTTAAATAGAGGAACCAGTCCTGGATACCCCGATATTCTCGATCCGCGCATAAAAACGCAAAGGAGGAAGTACTATTTTGGCGATTCAGAAGAGTACGATCTCTCCAGCAAAGAGAGTGAGGAACTTAAGAAAGATGTTGAAACTATTGTTGATAATGCGAAAAGAAACATCAGAGATCAACACGTGTATGTAGATTACTTGAAAGATGAGATTCGTGACATCGCTAAAGTAGAGGCGTGTAAGACCAGATTATTTAGTGCTTCCCCTTTGAGACTCTTAATAGCATACAGGATGTACTTTGGGGCTTACCAACAATGGTTCCAAATAAATAGAATTGATAACCAATCCACTATTGGCTTGAATGTGTATTCGAACGAATGGCACGTACTAGCTACCCGGTTATTATCTAAAGCTCCTATAGGAAGCAAAAACATAGGTGCCGGAGACTATAAAGGTTTTGATGGATCTGAGAATCCTAGCATTCACTGGGAAATTCTAGATATTATCAATTCTTTTTATGATGACGGTATGGAAAACGCAAGAATCAGAAAAGTCTTATGGTACGAACTAGTAAACTCATTACACTACTTTAATGGTAGAATCATAGAGTGGACTTCTTCACTACCTTCAGGTCATCCAATGACGGCTATTGTCAATAACATGTATAACGGTATCGCTTTTCGTTTTTGCTGGTACAATATTTTTAAGAATACGCCTTTTGAAGACAAATTCGAAGACAAAGTTTACCTAGCTACAATGGGAGACGATAACGTTTTTAGCGTCTCCTTAGATGCTATGGACAACTTTAATGAATCAACCATCGCTAATTCCATGAAGTTATTGGGCCTTCACTATACTAAGGAGGATAAGACCACGCCCGATGTTACTTTAAGAAACATAACAGAAGTGGAGTTTCTTAAAAGACAGTGGCGCTACGATCAGTCCCTTAAAAGATACGTTGCCCCACTTCGATTAAACAGATTACTTGAAACCATAAACTGGACCAAGAAAGGACCTTATACTGTAGATATACCTCGTGATAATGTTGACACTATCTTGATGGAGTTGTCATTACATGATAAATCTACATTTGATCAGTGGTCTGAGAAATTAGTTAGAGTTTCACGCGAGTACCTGGATTATTATCCTCCTGTCACTCAGAGATCTGCATTGCTCCGTAAATGCGCGGAAATGCAACTCAACTATTAATTTTAAAAATACCCTTATCGTGGATACGAAGAGGTATCTTTCCTTTAATGGAAACAGATTCCGATGTTAGTCTGCCAATGTCCCAAACATCAAATTACTATTTACTCCGACTAATATGAATACACACAGCACTAATAAAACGGATATCGGTAGTTCTTTCGGAAGTTGGAACTACGCGACGGACAAACTAAACTTCCCTACAAAAACATCCGCATACATGCAAATGGAGCCAAATGAATCTGGACAGACATCCAAAGATGCACGAGAAACGGTTACCCAAGAACAACATGTGTCTCGACCTTTAGGTTCTAATGCCTTAGACATTCAAGATGCGGTTGCTACGGTTAAATCCGTAACTGAGCATAAACACGTGGATTCTAAGATATTACACACATCTAGCGATGGTTTGTTACCAACTATAAAGAATTATTTAGCCAAACCTTGTATAGTATCTTCGGGAACGTTAACCACTAGTGATTTACCTTCGTCATTTACTAAGTACGCTACGACTTATCCTCTAACATATGCCAAGGCATATAGGGATAAGATATCGGCGTCACTTACTATGAGATATACGACGGTAATCACTTTACAGATTAATGGTACAAGATTTCAACAAGGTTTGTACAAATTGTGCTTTTTACCAACTGGTGGTATGCTCAGGGATCCATCAGAAACAGGCCAACTCAACAGATACCTAAGAGATCATGCAGCAAATCGTTCGCAGATTTCTCAACTTCTCAGTGCAGATTTTTATATCAATTCAGATACTTCGGTTCAATTGCGTGTTCCTTTCATTTCAGCATTCCCAGGAGCCACTATAGTACATGATCCAAATGTACCTGTCATAGGTGATCCTGGAGTATTTTTTATATATCCATACTCTCCTTTGGTGGCTGTAGAAGGGAATACTTCTGCCACATATACTCTCTGGGTACATTATGAGGATGTAGAGATTCTAGGAAATACAGCACCTACTTCCGCCCCTATAACTATGCAGGGCAATTTTACGCGACGTCTCCAAAAGAAAAAGAATGTAGATATAATGGAGGCAGAGACTCACCAAAATGGTCCTATCTCTGCCCCATTACAAATCATTTCCGAAGCTTCAGGAACCCTCGCTAAAATTCCCTTGCTTTCGGGTTACGCAGGGCCGTTATCATGGGCTACAGCTGCTGCTTCACGCGCAGCTTCTGCCTTTGGTTGGTCTAGACCTCTACAATTAGATTCTCTGTCCAGAATGAAGAATATGTATTTGAATTATCTTCCCAACTCAGATCAAAAAGATGACTCCACACCTCTAGGTTTATTGTCAACAAATCATATCAATGTGTTACCTGGTTTTTCAGGAACGGACGTTGACGAGATGTCTATTGACTACTTTAAATCCATTCCTGGATTATTTAGAGTAGACTCGTGGACGAATCAAAACGCTCAAGGAGCGCTATTATATTCCATAAAAATTGCTCCAGGAGAATTTAGATACACAGGTGCAGGTAGTATTTCAGGCCACACCAACTTTACTCCTGTAGGAATGTTATCAACTATGTTCTCTCAATACACCGGAGGATTCGACATTCATATGAAATTTGTTAAAACCGAATTTCATTCTGGAAGACTCATAGCTGTATTTAATCCATACGAATCCACTACATCGACGGAAAATTATACTTTTGCAGATACTATGTATTTAAATAAAACAATAATAGATATAAGAGATACTAATGAGATCACTATTAGAGTTCCTTATGTTAGTGCCATACCTTGGAGACCTACTACTAGAACCCTTAACTATGGTTCCGTTTATGGTTCTCTTAAGATCTATGTGTTAGATGTGCTTGTTGCACCAGAAACAGTTTCACCGGACATAACAATATTCTCTGAAGTTTCAGGAGCCGATGACTTGCGATTCTCAGTTCCAAGACCAAATTTTTGGGTCAGACCAGCTATTGCCTCTTATCAAATGAACATGGACAAAGATTCCAAACTTGATTCCATTTCTCATGATTATATAGGAGATAAAGTTAATGCGGATACTGATTATACGAAAGAAGAGGCATGTATAGGAGAATCCATAGATAGTTTACGACAACTACTTAAGAGAGGAGGATTATGTCTTTACAACAATTCAACAACAAATTTAACTACTATGAACTTTAATCCATTCCTTAACAATATATCTGAAAAATCTGCCCCTGATGAATTTGATATACCAAGAGATCCTTATGCTCTTTTATCTTCTTTTTATTGTTTACAAAGAGGAGGTATGAGACTTAAATGGATATCAGATAATGATTTAGGAGCTACATATTATTGTTACGACAAAGATAGATCAGCTATACTTAAGACGCGAATGGTAGATTACACAGCTAATGATCCTTCTCAGTCATCCTTATCTATGCCGAATTCACAATTTGGTATGGAAAAGAATGCTCAGGGAGGATTTTCAGTTACAGTTCCTTTCTACCACTATACTCATAGTACTCCGACCGGTTCAAATGTAGCATCTACTACAACGCCTGTGATTAATACTGCAGCATCAGGTTCTAATGCTAATGTGTTAAGAGTTATCTTCACACAGCCCATAGCGCAAAAGAACTTGATATTACATAGATCAGGCGCAGATGACTGCAATTTTGGAGGATTTGTGTCTATACCACCGCTCGCTCCTGCGGTAACAACTTTTCCGGTTCCCCCTTGAAAACGATCATGTTTTCTTTTCTCCAGTAATGGAGTTTTTATTTTGTTTTTCTTTTAGAAAGTGCACAAAATATCTACATTATATATTATATTTATGAAGGTCCCCTTCTTATATTTTATTTTCATTTATATGATATGGTGTAGGTAGTGCAG